TTTGCACTATTAAACTCTTGGTTACTTGTTCCAAAAGAAGCTAACACCTCTTCAAAAGTTCCCACCTTATCCGCTAACCCTGCATTAACTGCATCTTTTCCAACAAATAAGCCTCCTTGTCCATAATTTGATTTTACATTTTCCGTTGTAGTGCCTCTATTTCTAGCTACATTTTCAACGAATATATTTCCTAGTGAATCCACTAATGATTGTAGTTCGCTATCGCTATTTTTAAGTGGAGATACTGAAGATATAATTTTCACTTCTTTAACGCCCTCTTTTTCTTTTTTCTCAGTATCATCATCAAATGATAGCATTGCACCTATTGAACCAGCTACACCCGTATCGTTTATAACTACCTCATCTGCTGAACTACCTATCCAATAAGCAGCACTTGCACCACTTCCACCGATATATGCTTTGATAGGTTTTATCCCTCTTGCGTTAAATATCATAGATGAAAGCTCACTTATCCCATTAGCTTGACCACCGCCACTATCAATATTTAGTAAAATTCCTTTTACTTCTTTATCGTTTAATGCTGTATTGAAATCTAAGCTTAATATTTGAGTAGAAGTCGCACCGCTTATCTCTGTGAAAAGATTTGCATATCTGAATATTGAGCCTACTATTGGAATAATTGCTATTCCATCTCTAATTTCTACTTTATGGGTATTATTTAGCGTTCCTGAATGTTTTGCAGCTAGAGTTTCAATCTCATTACTTCTATTAGCTATTGCTACTATTTTATCAAGTTCCGCTCTTTGTATAGCCCAAGGATACATTCCCATCGTTTTTAAAATATTATCCATTTTGTGTTTCTCCATTTTTAAGATTTTTTCCATCATTGATATTGTTGATAGTAGTCATAGCCATTTGCATATATCTCTCATTTCCATTATCAACACTATTTCGATCTTCTAATTCAAGAACATCATTAATAGTAAATATACCGCTTGAGACAAACTTACTATAAAGTTCTGCTCTTGATTTTGTATCACCTCTTAATAGTGCATTCAAATTATGCTTTATATAATATCCATCTGCTATTTCTTTTTCAGTTAATAGATCACGTTGCATACATTGTTCTATTCTTATTAGAGTTGGTGTAAGAGAATATATTACAAATTCTAGTGATAATTGCTCTATACTATTATAGTTTGCTTTTTCAAGGTCGTTTATCATGTGTAATGGAACTCTGAATATAGATGAAATATCCTGTTTTTGAAATTTTCTAGCTTCTAAGAATTGACTATCTACATTTGTCATAGTAATAGGATTAAATTTTGCTCCACCCTCTAAGACCATCGGTTTATTACTGTTTTTCATTCCTGTCCAGCTTTTATCAAAGTCTTCTTTCATTCTTTTAAATGCTTCGTCTGACAACTCGCCATCTATTGAAAATATTCCCGACGGACTTGCACTGTTTTTAAAAAATGAACCAGCAAACTTATCTAATGCAACTGATACACCTATAGACTCTCTATTGTATGAGATAGGACTTACCCCTACTATACCATCAAGTGATAATCCAGCTACATTTAAAATATCTTCAAATTTAAAAGCTACTTCTTTTGTGCCTGTTTCGTTATCTAATCCATAGTTATAAATAAAAACTATTTCGCCCGTGCTTTTAAGTCTTTTTGCCGTCATTCTTGCGGTATCTAATCCCCATAGCGATAAAATATCGCCTTTATTGTTTCGGATTATTTGAGTGAAGTGATTACCTCTTAAATTAAGGTTAGTTATCATAGTTTCTCGCCACTGCATAGTAGTATTTTCTTTGTTTGGATTGCTATTTAGTAATTTATATAAAGGATGGTCTTTTGCTTTAGATCTGTTGCCTTTTTCATCTTCTTTATAAAGAACTAAAGGTAAACTAGAAATTGATTCACTTAATACACGGTTACAAGCAAAAACTACTGAATTTCTTAATGCCGTATCTGCCGTGATTTTTACACCGCTTGAAGTTTCTGCTACATTTTTGCCATACCTTATTAAAAAAACTCATTATTTTTCTCTCGATGCGGATATTACTATTGAAAATATTGTTAAGATTGGGGTTATTGTAATTGCAATACTTGAGTAGATAAGTCCTGCTATATCATTTAGTATATACACCCCTAAAGATGATATACAAAGGCATATTAGAACAATAAAATAAAATATAAGTATATTTTTTGTTGTATTCATTTTTTACCTTTAAGCAATAATTTCATGCTCGTTGTATGTAGCGATTTTACTCGACTTAATAATGTATTGTAACATAAATTTTTAAAATAAGATAATTTTTAGTTTATTCCTTAATCATCTACTAAAAGAATATCCATAAAAGCAGAAACCGCAACACTAGCTGAAGCTTCACCCTCTATATAAATATCTGTTTTTGCTTGTAATCTTATGGGTATAGGAAAAGGAAAAGTAACAAAACCTGAACCCACTGAATTAATAGCAGCTTCCCCTCCTACAGTAAATATATCACCAGGATGTTTTACTTGAAACCTAACATCAACTACCGCTGCATTCTTATTAGATAGTGCGGTGGATAAACTCATTAGATATCCTGTTCTATCGGCTGGAATTGTATAAGCGGCTATCATAGTGGAGTTATATGTAGCTGGTACAACTGCAAACACATTAGCTATTGTAACACTTTGCTTTATCGTTATATCACCTTCATTATATCCACTACTTCCGGCAGTTAGTCCCTTAGCCCTATCTAATCTAACATAGGATAGTGTAGAATTAACATCGTCTGTACCCTCTAAAGTTATATCTTCATATTGCTCATGCCAATCAGCATCTAAGCCAAATATTCTAAGTGTCCTTAATCCAGTATCGTTTGTGTCTCCGTTATCATCCGCATCGGTAGACGAAATAGTTACTATCTCGGCTTCTGTAGCATTAAACCCCGTATAAGCACCGCCCCCATTCCAAATAGTACTGAAAGAGCTAGTCGATACAGCAGGGTTTCTACCAAATTTATGAATTATCGAGTGTCCTGTAACTTCATCTTTTGCAACTTTTAGATAAAAATTACCTATATCTAAATTTCCATCTATTGATGTTATCGGGTTTCCTAAACCATCCGCCATATTTGGAGCTATTGAATAAGTAGTATCGTTATTCTCGATTAGTCTTATTTTTGCTTTAGGCTCCCATGAACCGTTATCTATTACTTGGTCATAGTATATATCTGTTCCAAATAATCCACTAAATAACAATATACTCAACAATATATATCTAAACATTTTTAATCCTTGTCTTTTTATTATTTAAAATTTCCATTCGCTGATTATTCATCTTCTAACCATCCATACCAATTACCCGTGATAGTTGCAGCTTTGTCCGTTGAGCAAGTCATAGCTATTATTGTACCCTCATTAAATACAGCTGGAATGGGTAAAGTAAAAGCTACTGCTCCATCTTGCACCCCGATACTTCCAAAAGGTATGAGTATTGCATATTCCGTATAATCATGGTCTGCTATTGTAGTAGCTGCTATTGAAACAGAAGAAGATGAAGCCGCAGTACCGCTTATCGAACCACCAACTAAACCTGACACGATAGCTCTTTTGCCATTTGGCACCATTCTAGCAGATGAACTACATCTGTTTTCAAGTGCATCTATTTGATTGAATGTTTCGTTTAAGTCTAAATTTTCAAAAGTTATAGTTCCTATTGCGTGTTTATCACTTCCAAATTCGCCAATATGTCCACATTGAATAAATCTTATATTTGTAGCGTTTGTCAATACTGAATTAGTGCCATTCAAATCTACTTCTTCTTCATGAGGGTTTAAATCAGCATCTAAATAATGAAGATGAATACTTCTTATTCCCGTTCCATCTATTCCATCTGCTGCATTTGTACTTTGTATTGATACTCTTTGACCTGTGGTCTGATTAGGAATACTCCAATCTCCATCAGCCCAAAGCAATCTATTCGTAACTGCTCCGCTTGTGACTATTTTGCCATAAGCACCGAAAGGTTCTGAACCGCTTACATTACCTCTTGCAATATCTACAGTAGAATCTATTTCTTTTATAGATATTGAGTATGTGCTATCGTTGTTATCAAATAATTTAATTTTTGCCTTATCTTTCCATGAGTCATTTTCTATTACTTGGTCGTAATATGTATTTTCTCCGAATAGTGTCAATGTAGCTAATATTATCAATAATATTTTTTTCATTATGTATCCCTTTTTTTAATCTGCAAAAGTATATCATATTTTATAGTATCCTCAATCCTCTACCCTCATATACATTCTCATCTTCTTTTTCTTCAATATCTTTAATCGCTATTCCTATAGCCATAGCAAGTGCCACCATGCCATCCACTTTTTCAGTAGATTTATCTTTATCAATTTTTACATTATCTGCTGGATCTCTTTTTAAAACAACATTTGAGCAATTCCAATTTAAAACTTGATTATCTCCATGATTTAACTTATTCTGTAGTGATAAAACCTCTATTTGCTTAGTTGGAGTTGACATACTCCCAAATCCCTGACCAAAAGGCACCATATCCACTACCTCATCATTTGTAATGTTTGTAACTAAACTAGAGCTATTCCATCTATCATAAGCAGCCATTTTCACATTAAAAAATTCACAATCTTTTTGTATTTGAGCCTCTATGAAGTCATAATCAATAACATTACCCTCTGTTACCGTGATTAAACCATCTTTAACCCAGTCAAAATATGGAACTTTATCACGTCTTACTCGTTCTCTCATTTGGTCTTTTGGAATGAAAAAACGAGGTAAAATGTCATAACCACCGCCATCTTTAGATCTTTAGGAAATATCAATAACCAGCATGATAAATCTATAACAGAGGATAAATCTAGTCCAGCGTAACACAATCTACCTTTTAAATTATCTTCGTTTATTGGTGTTTGATTTGCTGTCCATACGCTGTGCTTAATCCAAGTCATGGCTTTATCCATCCACATATTTAGGTGTTTGGTCTTGAAAGCTATAAGTGCCTCTTCGCTTTGTTCTGCTGCTGCAATTTGACCGTACATAAAGTTTAGTGTCGGACTGATATTTAAATTTGGATTGACTCTAGCCCATATTTTAGGATCTTTCCAAAAGTCTGGATTATTATCTTCTAATTCTTGAATCTCATCATCTTCTAATTCAAACATAACTGAGTAGAACCTTTCATCTTTAATTATGCCTTGTTTCACTTTCTTAGCATACTGATAAATCGTTGTGTAAAAGTAGCCATTTTTATTATATCCAGCTGTTGATAGATGTATTTCTAGTGGCTCATCATTTGAAGCTAATCCATTGGTCATTAATTGATATAAGTCTCTTGATGGCTGAGAATGCCCCTCATCACTGCTAAAAAATGTTACTTTTTTACCATCTTTAGCATCCCCCTGAGGTTTAGCAAGTGATGTAAAAATATCTTTAAACGCTCCATTCTTTTTAACCACTACTGGAGGCTTGATTGTTATTTTTGTTATTTCTTCGATTAAGTCTGGTTGGTTTTCTATCATATTTACAAAAACGCTATGAATAATCAGAGCCTGTTCTAAATCAGATGCGATACTATACTGCTCTTTTGATAGCTGTTTATCTAAAAAGAACACTAAAATATGCAATAGTCCAGCCAACTCGCTCTTGCCATTTTTCTTAGGGATAAAGAATAAGACTTTTTGGTATCTTCTAAGTCCTTTAAATTGACCTTTTGCGTGTTTAATTCCAAAGATGTCTACTATAGATTCTATCTGCCATTGCTGGAATTGGAAGTTTATATTTGCTGTTTTACCAGCAGTATGTTTAATTATGCTTCCAAACTTTATATAATTATACGCTAGTTGTTTGTCTATATAGTAATCTCCTATTTCTTGAAGCTCTTTATCTTTTTTGATAATATACTCTTTAGCAATAGCCCAGAAGTGCTGAGGCTCTTTAAAGTCATTGTTCATAATATTTTTCCTATTTCAGCAGCAAACTTCAATGGGTCTTTATTGGACTTAATTCTATTGCATTTTGAACAAGCCATAACTAAATTAGAAATAGTATGTTTCCCACCTTTTGATAATGGCATATAGTGATCCACGTGAGTTTGTTCTGGTATTAGTTGTTTATCGCACCAATAACAAACTTTTTCGTTTTGTTGAAGTTCTAAAAGTTGCACTGTAGTAACATCGCCATTTTTTTCAGCAGTTCTACGCATATGCTTCATATTTTTTGCTATTGCTCTACCTTTGGGTGTTTGCATATATCTTCTTTGCCTTCCCCTTACTAAAACCAAATTTTCACTTATATATATTTTCTTTTTTTCTTTTAAAACTTCAAAATGCTTATCACGGTATTCTTTATTTTTAATAGCTATTGCTTCTGTATTTTCTGCATAATAATCTTTTGTTTTTTGCTTTACATAATCTGAGTGTTTTTCGTAATATTTTTTCTTCTGAGCTTTTACAAGTTCTTTATTTTCTTTTCGGTATTGTCTTCTTTCTTCCTTGATTTCTTCTGAATTTTCTAAATATTTTTTTCTTCTATATTCTCTTATTTTTTCTTTATTTTTTTCTTGGTATTTTTTTGATTTATCTTTATTTTTACAATAATATTTTTTATGTCTCTCAATTACACAATCTTTACATTGTCGTCTATGATTTCCAGTGTCAGTTCTTATTGTAAATTCATCTAAAGTTTTTGAAGTGTGACACTTAGTGCATATTTTTGAAGTTTCCATTTTGAAGTCCTTGTTAATCATTTTGTTAATCTAATGGATGGAGAGCCGCTAAACTCTCCGATTAACAGCATGATTGTATCATAAACTAGCTATCTTTATGCTTTTTATAGTCAATCCATTTATTAAACATTAACATATATTCATCTTTAGATAGTGAAATATCTCTTATTTTGCGTGAGCCTCTATATATTTTAATTATATTTAATCCCTCGCTATTACAATTATCAATAAATTTTAAAAAATAATCAAGTTTTGCCTCGTTTATCTTCTTTGATGTAATTGTAGTTTTAATATCTTCTCCACGAAATACAATTTTTAATCCGGTCATCTTTAAAACTCCTCTGTTTGATTAAGCATATCAAATACACTTTTTTTCTTTGGCTTTTTAATTTCAAGCCCCACTCTAGACTTAACACCAATTCCCAGCATAACAGCTAATTTTTGCATATGTGAAAAAGTTTTATTGGCTACTTGAAAATATGGATGAACTTTTAAATCTCCAAAATCATTCATAGTAACATCGTCCTGTTGAGCCGACATAGTAACTGCATTAATATACTTTTGATAACTTATCGCATAAAATAAAAGTAAACTTCTATCGACCTCTTCATAAGTTCCATTTTTAATAAGTAATTTTTCAACTCTCAAAAATTCACTTTGACCTATTTTATTAAGTGGTGTAAATTCTTCATCGTCTAAGTTTGTATTTTTTGGCTCGTTTTTTAATACATCTGGTTTTTCTATTTTATCTTTTTTGATAACTTCTTTTTTTTTAGAGATTAGTTTTTTTTTAACTTCAATCTTTTTTTTAAGTTTTGGATTTGTTTTTAATCTTTGAGCATTTGTTTTTTTAGCAACTTTTTTAATATCACTTTCTAGGTACAGATTTGCTTTACCGGCACCTTGGGATTTTATGGATATGTTTTCAGCTTTTACTATTTTGTGTAAACCTTGACGGGTGGTAATGTTTAGTATTAGTTGGGCTTGTTTTCCTGTTATGTAAACATCTTCTTTTGGATTAAAATTATTTCCACATATACAAACTATAGACGAATCGTTATTTATTTTTTTAAATTTTTTTGATTTGCATTTAGGGCATATTTGTATTGTGAAGTTATCCATTTATTTTATTTTGTCTCGTTTCCCCAAATATCTATACATCTATTAAGAAAATCTCTTAGCTCTTTTGTCTCTTCTCTGTTGATACATCCACCGTACAGTTTCCCTTCGTGCATCTGAGTATTAATAGATATTCCATTTTCGGTCATATCCCCAGTTCGTGAACCCTCTTCAAATTCGATATATTCTGACCCTCGAACTTCCATTCTTATTCCTATAAAAGTTTCTTCTATATCTTTTCCATCTTTATCTTTATGTGAGATAGTCGTATCTATGTTTGTAATTGTTTTATTCATCATTATTTAATCCTTGGATTTAATTTTTTGACCTGTAAACAAAAGTATATCATAGCGAAAACGGTTTACACCTTAAAAGTTTACAGGTCACTCCGACAAAAAGAGAGT